ACCAACCAGGAAATAGAATTAGTTTACCAGGTTCTGCAACTATTTCTTTTTCATTAGGAACACTCTCTCTATCTCCCTGTAATATTTCAAGAGTATCTAACCCTCTAATATCTACAGGATCTAAAAAGACTGTAGGTGATCCTTCTGTAAGATAATATACAGCAGAGTAGTACGCATAGTTATGTCTATGCATTGGGTGACCTGCACCAGATTGTTTAGGTGCCCAGTTTGCCCATGACAATGATATCTTTAAACTTTCACATTGTAATCCTTCTGCTACTCTTGCCTCTTCTAAACACTGATGAAACCAATCATATAATGGTTTAAGTTCTTCGTGTTTATGAAGATCACCATGAGAACTCATGACTCTATGTGGAAAGTTAAACCGACTCATCTTAAGAGTATCAATATAATTATAAACCTCATCTCGAAGTTGAAGATTATTTAATTGAAACTCAAAGATATTTGTTGGAAATATCTCTATCTTTTTTATGATCATTGTATCACCATACTGTCTGGATAGATAGGTTGCTGTGACTCAGGAACTAAAATTATACTTTCTACAAGTAAATTTATATCAGCAGAAATCTGTTGATTTGTTTCTGCCATCCTACGGAAACCACATCCTACAAATATTTGCCCTGCAAATACAGAGACAGTTGCTGCACCCCAGAACAGATAATAAAATCTGGACTTTACTTGTGCTCTTAGTTTTTCACGTTTAGTCATTTAAAGTTACACTCCAACATAATTTGAGTAAGACAAGCTAATAAGTTTATCTCTTGATCTACAACAAATGCTGCCTTGTATTGATACTCAGCAATTATTAAAACTGCTGCAGCAACACTAGGACTATCTACTGTTGTAGGTAAAGTATCATACAGTTTACGCATAATAGATACAGGATCATTATCTATATTTTGTTGAACCCATTTTTTAACATCATTAAATTTCTTTTGCTTTAATGATGTTAAAAGTGTATCTATCTTTGCGTCACCAAGGGTTGATAATATACCAGTATCTATCTTTCCTGTAGATGCATATCTTTGTAGTTCGTTGAGTGTTCGTCTAAAGTCTGGAAAGTATTTCTGGACGACTTGAGCGACCACAGAATCAATGTATTGTACATCTTCTGCAACAAGAATCCCACGACACCGTTCAAAGAATTTACTAGCAAGTTCTTGTTTTGTTTTTCCACGAACATTGAAATCAATAACAGTTGTTCTAGAGTGTAGAGGTTCAATTATTTTATTCTTAAAATTACACGTGAATATGAACCGACAGTTTTTCTGGAACTCCTCGATTGAGGCACGTAAGAGTAATTGTACGTCGGGTGTCGTATTGTCCGCTTCATCAATAATGAGAATTTTATGACGAGATTCAGATGTAAGAGAAACAGTAGCAGCAAAGGTCTTTGCCTGATTGCGTACAGTGTCCAAGAATCTACCCTCATCAGACCCATTAATAACATAGAAGTCTGCTCCTAATTCATTGCATAATGCTTTTGCAATAGTTGTTTTACCGACCCCTGCTGTTCCTGACAACAAGAGATTTGGTATCTCTCCTTGCTTTACGAAACTAGCAAAAGTCTCTTTCACATTTGATGGAAGAATACAGTGCTCAATCTTTTTTGGTCTGTATTTTTCCACCCATAAAAAATCATTCATTACCAAGTTTTAGCGTGTGTGTTTACATCGCCTTCAACATGATTGTGATCTATCTCATCTATGTGAGCATGTTCAATGTTGAAGTGTTCTAGTGCATTTGCAATTCTTTCAAGTGCATTTGCAATTCTGTTTGTGTCAATAGGATTCATAAGTTTAATTAGATCTGTCACATGCCCATCTTTTAACTTCCATAGAGTGAAAGCGGGTCTGCATATATTGTATCACAGATTTATAATCTGTGCTTGGATTACATGAAAATAAATCACATCTGGCAAGGTCATCCTCTGGCCAAGTATGTACACTAATATGACTCTCTGCAAGTAGAGCGTAACCAGTGACACCATGAGGTTCAAACTTATGAGTGTCAACCTTTAATAGTTCTAGTTCAGCAATCTTTGATGCTTCTATCAAGGTCTCCTTAATGTATTCCTCATCATCTAATGGAGGAGTAATTAGACATTGTTTTAAATCAAATAAAACGTGTTTCATAATTAACCAACAATGTCGTATTCAATTTCAATAAATTTAGACAATCTGCCTCTGTAGTTTCTTTTACTTCTTGTCATCTTACCACCAAGTTGTTTGGTGATTGCTTCAAGTTCATTTATAAGTTCTTGTTCTAGATCCCCAACAGGATCAAAATGTTTATCTATTTTCATATCCAAGAAGGTTTGCGAGATGGGTCACGAAGATAGTTAGATGATGCCCAAGGTTTAGATTTGATGTATCTTTTGTATGCAGTGAAAATGTCAATAGTTTTATCGTATTTGAATTGATCAGGACCTGCAAATACAAAAGGTGTGCATTGGGTAAAATCTGCTGATGGTAAGAGATGTGTTGCTTCTAGTAGTGGTCTATGACAAGAATGAGTTTTACCATAGCGATGAGTATATTCTAGAGACAATGCAATACCATGAGTGAGTAACCACCATGCATTTTCTAAACATTGATTTGCCCAGATAGTACAAGGGTGGTTACGAAACGCACCCTTCTCTGTTTTATATGGTTGACCGTCATTGCGATGAAGTTCACCATAGTTATGACCCCATTTTTTTGATGCAACAATAGAAAGCATTTGACATGTTTCTAATGGCATTTTAACAACGTGTTTGTCTGGTAAGACTTGTGCTGATTTAACAGGGTCAGGATCAGTCACAAAGATGTTCATGTGTTTGGTTCTAGTGCTATAAAGTATTTTATCCCATTACCTTGGAAGAGTGCAACGTTAGTTTTACTTATTGACACATCATATGCACCAGGTAATAGTTTTAAATTCTCAACTCTGAAACAATAGCAGAACTCAGCATCTGTAGATCCTACTTCAACTGAATAACTGTTTGATGTATCATTCTTCTTATCACATACAGTCAAGTTCATTACTTCACTGTCACCATAAAGACATAAGTCTGGTAGTTGATATACTGAAGCAGCACGTTGAAGTTGCTGAAGAACATTAGCATCAAGATGGAAACTAACATCCTGACTAGGAAGAGTAATTTCCTTCTCTGGAGGTTGTGTAATAATATCAGGATCGGCATAGAAGAATCTAGTTTTAGAACGTCCTGCAGCATCACTAACAGTTACATAATTATCTTTTGATGTATCAATAGATGGTTTTTCAAATAAAGATAACCCACCTAAAAATGTTGAGAGATCATAGATAGACATCTGTGAATCAAACTGTTCCTCAACATCAGCATAGGCAAGAATATTTTTATTGATACTTAATGTGCTTAACCTATTACCAGGTTTAATAACAAGAGACTTGTTGATAGAACAAAAGTTCTTTAGAATTTCAATAGTGGGTTTAGTGATCATAATCATTTGTCGTAATCTACAGTAAAGGCAGTTGGAGTTCCTGCATTAGTTTGATTTGCTTTTTCGCGTTTGTCGTTGAAGTGTAGGAGGAGTAGACCATAGTGAACAATCTTTAGAATGTCCTTTCTTGCTGTCCCTTTCCTATCATAACGTGATGCATACTTTAGAACATTACTTCTACAGAATGCTTCAGCATCACCAACAGAGTCAATGAGGTCAAGAGTCTGTACGTTTCCTACAGAATAATGACCTCGGTATGTATTAGCAATGTATTCGGAAATCTCTTTTAGATATCCATCCTCATTGTATTTCCTCATAATGAAGGGTTATTATTCCCCTTCATTATACTCTGTTTCTTCTCCTGCGTCAACTTTGGTGTAAAGATCAAGGAATGATTGCTTAGTGTCATCATCGAAACGGTTAACACAATGAGTGATAGCAGTCAATCTGTTGTTGAAGATGTTGAATGCTTGAACAATATGAACAAGTCTACGTGTTGTAATCACTTCATCAACACCACCATCAAAGAATGTCTTACGGATGATACTTGCCCACTTGACTAGGTTCTCTGCAAACTCTTTATCGCATCCTTGATTTGCTAGAATCTTATTCTCAATAGCAGCAGATGGATACTCTTGCTCAAAGGTAATAGGGAATCTTTCAAGGAATGCTTCATTAAGAACATTAGTTCCTATGAATCTACCATCGTCGGAACCTTTTCCTTTTGTATTAGCGGTGGCTATAATTGTGAAACCTGCAGCAGGTTTTACAAATCTTCCAATTTTCTTAAGGAATACACCCTTACCTTCAAGGATAGATTGTAAACATAGAATCTTATTAGATGCTAGGTCGATCTCATCTAAGAGAAGTACTGCACCACGCTCAAGTGCTTCAATGACAGGACCGTTATGCCATACAGTTGATCCATCGTTAAGACGGAAACCACCTATAAGATCATCTTCATCTGTCTCAATAGTAATGTTGACTCTGATCAACTCACGTCCTAGAGAAGCACATGCTTGCTCAACTGAGAAAGTCTTTCCGTTACCAGATAGACCTGTGATGAAAGCAGGATAGAATATCTTAGACTGTATAATCTTCTTGAGACTATTGTAGTTACCGAAAGGAACATAGGTGTTGTCCTTATCAGGAATGTAAGATGTCTCAACAGCAGGTTGAGCAGAAGGTGCTGCAAATGCCTTATGGATTTCTTGTGCAGTAAGATTCCAACGACCACGACCTAGTTTCTGGAACTGTGGAAGTTTGTTCATTCTCTTGGTGACACTTTGAATCTGAACATTGTATTTTGTAGCGAATGCTTTTACTTGTTCTGTGTCTATGTCTCCTGCTTGAAAGAAGTTAAGGAGATCGTCTTTAGTAAAGATTGGTTGGAAAGTCATGATGTAATCGGAATCATTTATTTATACATTTATTATAATA